CACTTTCAATCGTAGGAGTTGACACCCTTACAATCTTCTTATCAACGAATGTCTTTGTACGTTCCTCAGCCAATTTAATTGGATTCGCTTCCTTACCGGAAAATGCGGGGTACTTGTCAATTTCATCGAAGAATAAGTACTTAATTGACCGACTCGATAAGCTGCTTGGTGAGTTCGCCCCAACGAGCACCATGTAGTTCCCATTAACGAAGTCTAACTCCAACAGCTTACTGCCCTCGTCATACATATCTGCCAATGGTTCTACGCTCCGGATCATCGGTTGCACACGTTTATCGCTAGCAAATTTTGCGATAGTATCCGTCGGATAAACCATCATGACTGGTGATGCGGTTTGGTGTAACGCATACCCAATCATATTAAGCTCAGCTTCCGTCTTACCAATCTGCGCCCCGAAACATAACGAGATGCTTTCAATAAGAGGGTCCGTGAATTTGTCCATAGGCTCCTTGAGATAAGGTGTCCGCGCTGTACGCCATCGTCCAGGTTCAGCAGATATATTAGTCAGTACCCTGTACCTATCCGCCCATTCCGAAACGGTGTATCTTTCAGGTGGCTTGAATGCCTCTAATTCCTCAGGGAACCAGTCAACCTTTGGACTTACCTTTTCCCGTGGCTTTGACTTTCGGCGTGTACTCGCCTTCGCGTGCGTAGCTTTCGAGGTATTCTTCGACAAGGCCATTCACCACCTTTTCTACACGAGCACGTTCCTCAGGATCCGTGAATTCACTTCCAATACGCTTACCTAATTTGATAAATGATGTCTTCATCTCCAATACTCGGCTAGCCCATGCCTGTGCCACATCAGCACGAGGGACATATTCGCCATTAAGCACATCTAGCATTTTCTTTTCACGCGCAGCCTTTGCTTCTTTATAATCAGCTTCGGCTTCTAACTTACGAGTTGATGCGGATTTGCTTTTAGCGTTATCACCTTTCGCCTGTCCTAAATACACGAGGACTTCCCGGAGATTCCACCAACCTACAGAGGCTTTAGGCATCCCTGCTTTATGATGTCGAGAAATAATTTCCGGAGTGACCCGCAAGAGGTCACATAGTTGAGTGCTGGATACGAGCAGATTGCCTGCAGCATCAAATTTCACTCTGGGTTTTGCGTCCGCCATAGGTGTACTCCTTTCTTAAATCGTCTTTCTACATTCAACAGGAAAATTTTTCTCACAGAGAGAGGACCATCGCGCGGGGGCGACCAGCGGCCATTTTTCGCTCGCGGAGTACCTTTTCCAAATTTTTATTTTCTCAATTAGGAATTATCATTGATACTCAATAAGAAAAAGGGTAGACCTCAACTAAGTAAGGTCTACCCCGGGGCAGTGCAGCAGGCAGACATATTGTGCGGGCCAGACACTGCCTGCTATCTACTACATTTACATTATATTAAATTAAGAGTGTGCCATTCTATGCCATCTTTTCAAATTCAGCTATTGCTTTCTTGTGAAGTCTGTGAACTTGTCGCCACGAATACCCTAGTTCGACAGATATCTGCTCCCATGGCAACGCATTAATGTATCTGAGATTCAGTACATCCCTGTATTGTCCGTCAGTTATTTGGTTGATGACTTGCTTAACCTTGTTTCGAGAATCAATCAATTCATCCCATTCTCTGTTTAGCTCCTCCCTACATTCTTGTAAGTGCTTACTGATTCGTGGCATAGCATCTCCCGATTCACATATCTGTATAGCTTCTGAATGTAGATCTCGGTTAATCGCACTTAGCTGAATCTCTAACGCACGCATTCGCTGCTCAGTATGGCGGACAGCTTGTAGTTCTTCATTAGCCATCATACGCGATAATCTCCATATTTACTGATAATCATCTGTGCTCGAAGTAATCCGTCAATGTATCCGCTTTCACGAATTCTATCATCTAGCATAGGTGATCTCAGTTGTCTATTACGGGCTCGTATGATGGCAAGACTTAAATCTGACTGTATGGCACCTACAATCACATCTGACCTGCTTCTACGCTTTTGCATCCTTTACCTCCATACGTTCGACAATATCCTCGATGGCTTCTACCATATCTGCTTTGCATTGCTCAACAGCGGTAAACATCTCCTCACACATGGCGTACGCATCATCACTCAAATCATCATCTAATCTCTCGGCAACATTATCCTTGAGATTATCTACAACCTTAACTATATCCATGACAAGATGATATGTGTCATCTAGATAGTGCCCTTTGTTAATTAATAGTCGCTCGACTTTTGTCATGATCTTCCCTCTTTGCAATTTCCCGATTTAGATACCAACGGGCTTTTTTCAAATCCTTAATGGCATCGTCCTTATGACCAGCTCGGGATACATACTTCACTACGTTACCCAATCGATACCCTAGTTTCTTGTCTTCGATGTAATCGATAACCTCGATATCTCCTTGTGTATAATGGCTTGGGTGGTTTATATCATCGCATTGATTAACTATTATGCGATTAGGAGATTTATATGCTATAACTTTCGCTATTGTTAATCCTGATTGATTCGATACCTTCTGTAAACGTTTTAGATTTTCGTTAGTTGCCAAACGTTTTAAAGTTTCATTAGCTGATAACTTAATAGGTGGCGGAGGGGGATTATTGGGTCTCTCATACAATCTACCTGGGGTCAGCCTCAATACAGCCATGTATTTTCGATTATCAAGATATTTATCAATGATATCTATAACTTGAATAGTCGTGTAACTCACTATTACCACGATGGCCCCGATTAATCCTGCCATTATAAATTGATCCATATTAATCATCCTTTCTGTATTTATCGATTCTTGCTTTTAGGCTTTGCAGCACATATTCCTGCGCTCGGTCTTTTTGGGCTAGCGCATCCATCATATCCTCATCGCGAGTGCCCTCACATATTAGATGATGGATAATTACCTTCTCCATTTGACCTTGGCGATGTAACCGCTTATTAGCTTGTTGATATAACTCAAGACTCCAGTTTAACCCGAACCATATTACATGGTTACCGCCGTCCTGTAAGTTAAGCCCGTATGCCGTACTAGCCGGATGTGCTAATAGAATATCAATCTCTCCAGCATTCCACGCTATCTCATCATCGGCACCTTTTAGTTCACAGACTCTTAATTTAGTCTTAGCTAATGCTGCTTTTAACCGTTCACAGTCATGCTTGAAGTTATAAAACACTAATGCAGGCTTTCCGTTTAACTGTTCTACAAGTTCCATAAAAGCCTCAATCTTACAGCCATGTATCTCGTGAACGTTCCTATCGCCATCATATACGGCGCCATTCGCTAACTGTTGTAGCTTTGTAGATAATGCTGCTGCACTCAAAGCTGTGATATCTTCGCCAGCTTCAATCAACTCTAATACAGATGTGCGTTCCATATCTTCGTAGGCTTTTTTGGCTTTCGCATCTAACTGCACATATTTAATATCGTTGATTACTGGAGGTAATTCCAAATAGTCATCAGCTTTCATGGATATGCATAACCCAGATATTGCCGCCATGATACTGTCATTTGAATCGGATTTAGGTTTATAGGAATACACCATTTCGCGTGACCTTTGATCAGGCTCGAAATAGTAATCTCTAAATCCTGTATACGTTTTCCCTAATGACTCGCCGCGGTCTAATAAATACACTTGGGCCCATAGATCGATTAATCCGTTAGGGGCTGGCGTACCTGTTAACAATACCATTCGCTTGATGTGGTTATACATATAGGCTAATGATTTAAAGCGCTTAGCTGTGTGGCTTTTAAAAGAACTAGATTCATCCACAACTACCATGTCAAATGGCCATGCATTCTTGTAGTAATCAACTAACCACGTTACATTCTCACGATTGATAATGTAAATATCAGCTGGTGTGTTTAAAGCCTTAATGCGCTTTTTCAGACTACCTAATACAGTAGATATCCTTAATATACCTACGCTGTCCCATTTTCGTGCTTCTCGTTGCCATGTAGCCTCCGCTACTTTCTTAGGCGCTATGATTAGCACTTTACGAATAGCGAATCGGGAGTATTTCAATTCGTATATGGCAGATAACGTGATAATCGTTTTCCCTAAACCCATATCTAGGAATAGCCCTATCTTATTTTGGTTAATAGTTCTATCAATACAATATCGCTGATACGCATGCGGAATAAACTGCATTACGCTTTCACCCCGAATTCTTCCGTGAATTGCTCCAAATAACCAACCACGGCATCTGCACCTTTTAGCACAAATACTTTTTGCCGTAACTTTTGTAGTTCACGGGCTTGGACTCCCTGCAACCGCGAAAGTACGCCTTTGGACGTCTTCAACTCTACGAAATGAATAACCCCATTTGGCCATATGACAATTCGATCAGGCACACCGACATTACCAGGGGATACAAACTTATACGCTTTACCTCCCGAACGTTTGACGCCTGCAACTAATTTTCTCTCGATATCCTTTTCTAACATTTCTCACCTCTGAAATTCTTAAACGTTAACATGTTTACATACGCGTATATGAGGGTTCAAATTAAGGCTGTAAAGGGCGTATTTTTTCTTAAAACTCTTTGTTTTGATATTTACCAGTATATAATGTTAACATTGTTAACCAACCTATATGAATATAGATAAATACTGACTTTATGCGTTAACATGGTACGTTAACATTCTCCGATTTTGTTAACATTCTAATGTTAACAAAAATACTGAGAATGTTAACGCTTAATTGAGAATGTTAACGTTATAATTTCAGTTTTGACTCGTTGATTCTGAACCCTCTTTGATGTCCATATTCACCAAATCTCATCAACTGACTTCCCCCCATTGTGTACGGGGAGTCCGCCAGTATTTGATTAATTTCCCTGGTCTCGATCTTCTTCATGCGACTTGGGTCGTTACCAAAACATTCCCACCATACCTCTGCCGCACAAATACGGTCACGATATACTAACTCTTGACCCTCGGCAGGTTTAGCATTCATGCTAAGATACGTCCTCCTGGCGCTCCGACTCATCACATTCCAATTTAAAGGCACTTTGATTAATAAAAACTCATTAATCAGTCCTGCTTTGGTATTTGATTCCATGTGCGCCTCTCTAGCCGCATCAGCCAGTTTTAGTACGTTCGGGTCATCCTCGATAATGAGGCTTTCCCCGCTTTTATACCGATACAAGGCCTCCGCCCATAACTGGTCAACTTCTCCCGGAAGATTAACAAATATATTCTTTCGTGGAGTCGTCATCTCAAGATCAATAGGCCAAAATCGGCGATTACCTGTAATATCTTTTAGGAATTCATATTGATTAGTGCTACCAAAGAACACACACTGCCGTGGATACTCTTGCGTACGTCGGCCATAGGCTTGACGAAATACATCTACTTGACGGCTTAGGAATTGCTTAGATGCATTTTCTTCAGCCCTTGAATACCCTGCCATTTCACCAGCTTCTATAATCCATTTACCTTGAATGCCTTCCGCAGCTTCTTTACCTTCAAAGGTATTTAAGCCATCAGCATACCACTTCTTGCCCATCGTGCGGATAAGAGTACTTTTACCGATACCCTGACCGCCGATAAGAATTGGCATCGTATCATACTTGCATCCAGGCTCAAACGCTCGCGCTACTGCCGCCGTAAATGACTTTCTAGCGGCTGCACGGGTATACACATTATCCTCAGCCCCTAAGTAGTCGATGAATATGGTATCTAATCTGGCAATGCCATCCCAGGATAACCCGTTAAGGTAATCTAGTACCTCATTAAATCCATTTTGCTCAGCGCACATAATGAGGGCATCCATGATTTTATCTTTGCCGGTGATATCATATTTATTTTCTAGGTACCACCGTAAGCCCGCATCATCTGCGTCTGTCCATATACGGAGTCCTGGTGTTGGGTTCCACGGTAGGGCCCCTTTTGCCACGTATCTCGAACCGAATCTATCATAGGCAAGTCTACCGACAAGCGCCGGATCATGATGCATGATTTTAAGCATGTTATCTAGTGTGTTCTTAGGTCGACCATTCTCGTCGTACTTTAAAGTCGAACTTTTCATCCAGTCGACGTTCGTTAACGCATTAGGGTCGAGGTCGGATGTCTCAGCATGGGCCGATACATCCGTGATAATATCAGCGAATACATTTGATGCCGATTCTCGGGCACGGGCCATATTAAGTTCATTAACGACTACCGTATCTTGCATAGCTAGTTTAGCCATAGCCATGTAAGATGGCAGTTTATGCCCAGGTGTCCCATCCTTAGCAGTCTCGTCTAAGCTGTGGAACTTATGCAGCCGGATAAGGTCAAAGGCATTAACCAATTGACCACTACACGGGTCAGTATTATGGTGACTGAACAGGAATGTATCGTCATCATATATAACCGCCCCGGCTACCGTTGAGCCAGTAACAAACGTTAAGCGGTCCTCGCTGCCGTCAACATCGACATATGCATGAGGTATGAATTTATCAATCGCCTCACGGATACCATATATTCGACAAAAGGCACCTACAATACCTGGCTTTTCTCTCGGATTAGCTTGCTTTGCTAGTAGCTGCTTTTCATGCTGCGATGCTTCCTTACCTGGTACTTGTGGCCAAGAACGCACATCTCGCCAATCCGTGTATTGGCCGAGCATACCGTCAGCAGATAAGAATGCCTTATCACCTACGTAATATACATACTGTGCATCATTCGGGCATGATGGCCAATACATGAGCCGAGAAGCTTCGAACGTAGTTCCATCCATCATACCAATGCCGATGAGCTCTGCCAGCTTACGAGCAATAGGCTCATACTCATCAGGTGTCATCGTTCTATCAGTAGGGACGATAACACGTAACCGTGGACGATGTACCGTATGAGAACGGGTTGAGTAGATGACATAAGCCATGCCCAGGCTGTCAATCGTGCGAGCGACGTTCTCGGTTTCCCCAGGCGATATGGCATCCATATCAAGAGTAATTAGATCACGCCCAGACACGTTAATAGCTTTACGTTGTAGACCGCTTAAAGTACCACCAACAAAGCCGCCTATGTCCTTTAGTTTGCTTTTCTCAGATTTTGGTAATCTGTGGTATTCGTCCACGGTTTCTGTTGTACGAACGGGGATTTTGAGGCGTTCACAAAACTCGGACCACAACATCTCCGTACGGGTCCATTGCTTTGATGTGCGACTCGCACCGATACTGATGGTAATCAGTTTATCGCTTTGCAAGTGTATCCCCTCCTAATCTTTCATATAATAGTCGTTAGTAAAACCTGCTGAAGATAATAGCAGCCCATCTGCCCAAGGTATATCGATTGAGAATATAGCATTAACATCATCTAATGTAGATTCTGCATTTTCCTTGTTGACTTCAAGTACAGCTTCATCGTGAATGTGCATAATAATTTGATATCCTACATCCGCTAATCGACGCAGAGTCAAAGCTAAGCAATCACGAGCGACTGCTTGCGTGATGTTTTCGACTAATTTACCTCCATAGGTGCTTTCCGTAACCCATGCAGCGTTTACCTTAGTCTTAAAATGTACAGCATCCTTACCAAATGCATTCTGCTTAATGCTTGGGCTTGGATAAAATAGTTTACGCCCACTCGGTAACTCAATCGTCATATAACGGTAACCGTATATTGGATCAATTTCCAAACGGAACATAATGCCGTGGTCAAGGCCTATAGGATTCCCGGTAGTAACGGTGTACACGGCCGCATTCTCAACGGCATACCATAAATCTCTTATTCTAGGCGATGCGTTGCGCCACAAATTTACGATTTCAGGTAATTCCTCCTCATGGAGTCCCATATCAAGAGCCCCCATGGCTTTTAATGCATTCACTCCGCCTTGATAGCCGAGTGCCAATTCAGCGACTTTGCCTTTTTGTCTAAGGTGTCCATTTTCGCCATGTTTAACAACGGGAACACCAAACATCGATGATGCGGAAGCACAGTATATGTCTCCGCCCTCAGCAAATACTCGCTGCCGCCAATGTTCTCCCGATAACCAGGCAATAACACGAGCCTCAATGGCTGAAAAGTCGGACACACATAATGTATTGTCCTTTTCAGCAATAATCGAGGTACGAATTAATTGAGATAGCGTATCCGATACGTCACCATATAGAAGTTCTAACCCTTGACGGTTTTTGGTCTTAACGAGATGCCGAGCCGTGTCGAGGTTTTCAATGTAATTTCTCGGTAGGTTTTGCACCTGGATAAGACGACCCGCCCAGCGTCCGGTACGGTTAGCGCCGTAGAACTGTAATGTTCCTCTGAGACGAAGATCAGCGCCCATAGCACTATCAGTCATCGTATATTTAGATACAGATGACTTAGCTAGCTTTTTACGAATCATGAGTACTTTTGCGGCAACGTCATCAGCATCCATCAGAGCATCGGCCACAGTGTCCTTAGTTAATTTATCAAGACTGACATTAGTATTATTGTTTAGCCAATCAAGTAATTGATTCCGGCTGTTAGGGTTACTAAGTCCTGTAATTTGATAAGCCTCATTCATCAGCATTTCGCGATTTTCTTCATCGATGTATAATGCGCCCTCAACCAATTCATGGTCGATGCGTACACCTCTACTGTTGATCTGAATGTCGAGATACCAATCTCCCCATGTATCATCAGGTACGGGGAATGAGGCTAATCTGTGATAACATTCCATCTCAGTCACAACGTCCTGGCGGTTGTACTCGATAAAAGCATTCCATTTATCCATATCGTGTCTAGGTAGATTACGGGTACGTCCCCCATTTCGTTTGGTAGGCTTACATGGTGTACAAAAGTACTTGATAAGTGCTTTACCCGATGTGTCCTTTTTCTTATCCTGGGGTAGCCCCAGGGCCTTGCCGAGTAAGGCTAGGCCCATAGGGTATCCTAAGTAGGCACCGTGAATCATCGTGCACTGCCACTGATCAAGAGATGTGAGTAACCCTGCACGGTTTAGACACGTAATTTCAAATTGTGCATTGTAAGCGTGCTTGATTACATCTGGGCTTAATAAATCACGAATTACATAGTCAGGAATTACCCCTCCCTGCGCTAAATCTACAACTTCAACAGGACCAAAGTCGTAGGAATACGCAAATAGTAATATGGCGAAATCAGGCGATTCAGTATATTTGTACACTCCGAATGAGATATCAGTCGATGAATATGTTTCTATATCAATACTTAGATGCCTCATATCAGGCACCTATTAGTAAGGTTGACCAGTTACAGGGTTAATCCCTACAGGAGCTTGTTGTACAGATTGCTGAGGTGTCGTAGCATATGCCGGTTGTACATAACCCTGTTGAGCTACTTGTTGTTGCACAGGTTGACCTGCTGCTACTGGAGCACCGGTATACACATTAGCTGCGCTACCTTGAGGTGCACCAAATACAGAGGATGCTGCAACAGGCATACTACCTAACGCTTCACCGTCGCGTACTTTTTGAACAGGACCCAAACCACATCCGATACCAGTGGATTGATTAGAATAGAAGAAGAATCGAACGAGTACATTGACATACATGCCGGAATATACTTGCGTAGGATTTGTGAGAGGATTACCTTGAAGATCCACTACTTCAACTTTATAGCTAGCATCTTGTGCTGCTGTAAACACCCAATGGCCTTTACATTCAGGACCAAACTCCTTACCAGATTGTGTGTATCCATCGCCGTCATGAATTGGTACTTTTGGCTGCGCCGGAACACGTGCGCCGAATTTAGTACGGGCCGATTGGATAGCAGCCTCAATAGCATTCATAAGTGCTTGGTGCTGAGCTACATCAGTTTTAGGTAAAAGAATAGTAGCTGAATATCTAGGTTTAGCACCAGGCTGTGTGGAATTTGCCCAAGGTTCTAATAGATGGCAGTAGGATACGCGAACATTTTGCAATAATACTTCAGTTGGTTGTGGAACGAATGACATAATTAATTACCTCCATTATTATCATTAGATACATTAAATATTTGCGCCGCAGTAGGTTGATTGGTAATCCGAGGGCGCTTATCGGATTCCTCAACTAGGGTAGGCTTGCCTGCTTTCTTAACTATCATGTCGCCTACCATATCATTAAATTGGGTTTTACCGATGGTCTTTTCCATCTGTGCCAATGTTAATGTCTTGCGTTCATATAGAATGCTTTCATCGATGCCTGCTTTGATTAAAGTGTCGATAGCAGCATCAGTGTCTTGAAATGCCCGACTACCACGACCCTCTACGGCTTTCCAGCCAGGGACTGTCACCCCATTAAGAGATTCAGTGAGTGCGTAGTCTTTCATATCCTCGAGCCAAGCAGCGACGTCTTTCCCTCGACGAAGATATTCACCGAGTTCTGTCATCGAGATAAGCCGAGGATCATGATTAGCAACTAGCGCACTGTGCAATGAGTCATTTGCCTCATATCGGGCTTTGCACTGTTGTTTCGCCCTGCAGAATCTGCACCAGTCGCCGGGTTCAAATTTACCATTGCCAGATATAGCCTCGTCTGCACGAGGTTTGACGAATGTATTACCCCAATCCAGTAATTCTGCTGTAGGAATTTCCCATTCGCTGATATTATTAACACGGGGCTGTACGATAGTCATTTTGACCGTATTGAACATATAGAGTAAGCTATACGCATCAATCGCACCGAGGGCATATAACATCATTTGCGGATTGTGTTCCGCATCAACGACTACCCCTTTTCCGTGCTTATAATCAACGATGTGCAAAGTATCCCCAGATAGGATGATACAGTCAGCCGTTCCGAATCCATCGGGCACATAGCGGCTAAAATCAACGCGTTTTTCAATAGCCACTACTGGAGTTGCCGTGCAACCTAACATAACACCTTTGACATATTCAAGGTATGTTTCCGAGGTATCGTCCATTTCTGGTTGCCACAACTCATCCTTTTTGATTTTGTTGAACTTGCGAGTGTATGTGGATTTCGCCATGGCCGTAGTATACTTCTGTAGTTTTAACTCACACAGTTCATGTGCCAGGGTTCCTTCCTTTGCATACACAGATGTACTATCGGGAAAGTTCTCCTCTAGGAGAGGGGCGGCTGTACAATGCAGCCACCGGTGTGACCCCGATGCGTTTAATAATGCATGTGATCGAGGTGCCATTAGATTCTTGCCCCCAATCCTCTAATTGCATTTACTAATTCAGGGTATCTCTCCTCAGGTACTTCACCCAAGTATTGAACACCGAATTGTGCCATTAATTGTTGCAATTCTACAGCTTTTCCTGCGTCAAGTAATGGTGCAAGCGCCGCTTGAATTTCAGGCAATGTATATTTCTTAACTTCCTGAGATACTGGAGCAGTAACAGGTGTTTGCACAGATGCGGTAACTGTTTGTACCGGGGCATCAGTGGCCACGTTGACACCTGGTGCGGTAACGGCTACTTGAGTAGGAGTAACTTGTACAGCTGTATTAGATGTCGCCATAGATACAGAGTCTGGTTGCATAGCTACTGTTGTAGTAGGCACACCTTGAATTGTAGCTTGCGGTGCAAGATTAGATACATTCATAGAAGGTGCCGCTACTGCAGATACTACTGTATCGACTATACCAGGGGCTTTATCATCCATTGCTCTATCGCTATCTACAAAACTTTTGAATTGATTTAATACAGCTTTTAGCTGATTATATACATCTAGTACATTAACTCCTTGAACTTCAACTTTAATCATTCTTTAACTCCTCCTGAATATTAATAATTGATTGGTTGTAATACGATTCTTTTAACTCAAAACCTAAAGCCCTACGGCCCATACGAAGTGCCATAACTGGGACCGTACCAATACCAGCAAATGGATCAAGTACGATATCATTTGGATTACTCCACAATTCTATGCATCGAGCCACCGTATCTAGCTGCAGCGGGCAAATATGACGTTCATCCTTATTGTCACGAGCTGCTTTATAATTCAGCGTATGTGTTTGGCGGATATCGGCCCATACGGGATTAGCGTATCGTCGCCATACTTGATGGCTATACATAGGCTCCGTATTATATTTTTGTTTTTTATCAAACAATTGTGGATCAGGCGCAGGTCTTTCAATTCCTTTGATACCCTCAGGTTCCTCCTGCCCGAAAAACTGGGTAAACCCTTCTGGATGCGCGATGGGCTCCGGATTGTCACCAGGTTTACGCAATGTCACGATGTAATCAGGCGCCCCCATACGGCACATGGCAGAATCTTTTACAATTTGCTTATGTAAAAGCCCTAGAGCCTTTGTCCGAGTAGCCTCAATGAGAGGATCTTTCCAAATCGTGACTCGGGAATGCATCACGAATCCAGCATCCTGGAAGGCTCGAATAATGTCACCAGGAAAGTCTTTCATTCCGATAACACCGTCCCTAGATTTCGTGAGTGGCAAATCCATACAATGAACTGATACTAATCGCCCAGGCATTATTACGCGGTATAGTTCTGATATCAAGTACTTGAAGTGCTGCCAAAACTCGCTATCAGTAGATGAGTTGCCCATATCCCTATCAGAATTAGAGTACACATACAAGCTACTAAATGGAGGGCTAAATATAGAGTAATGAACGCTATCATCAGGTAGCCCTTTCAGCACTTCTACTGAGTCGCCATTATAGATTGCAAATCGGGACTCAATTAACTGATTTAGCACGTTCACGTTGTAGGTCCTCCTTTGCTTTCTTATTTAGCGCTTGCAGCGTTGCGACTCCAGCAAGGGCGGCTATACCTTTATTCATGCCTGCATCAACAGCTAATTTAGTTAATTTGGCTGCTTTTAACTCATTGATGTGGATGACTCTTATGTTATGATCCTTAGCATAAGCTAATTCCAAGTTGCACCCGGTTGAGTTCTCCCAGCCGTTGCACATTACGATTGCATCGCAGCCACTTAGAAGGTCAATACACCAGTTTATGCCGGTATCATAATCGACCTTATTGTACAGATGCCCCAATATATGTATGGGCGATAGGAATATGTTATGCGTATCACTACCAAAAGGTTCTTTTATTGGAAATACGCCCATATCGTCCTGCAGCCACTTTAATACAGAGTCAGCATTCTTTTTATTTTTAGCCAATCCTCCGAATGGATGGCTTACGTAAATTTTAGTCATATAACAGCCCTCATTTCTGCCCAGTTAGGTAACACCATCGGCACACACGGATTGTATTCCGTTGATTCCCGTCTAGTTTTAGATAATTCAGTACGAACAGCGTCACGGGTTAACGCAATCATAGCGTCCCTCATTTTTATAGCATCCGCTTCCTTACGCTCGATGTTCGCCTTAACAGTGCCCTCCTTTTCAGAGATTACGATATAAGCATTCACCTCATGCTTCTGGCCAAATCGCCAACATCGGCGAAGTGCCTGATAATACTGCTCGTAGCTATCAGATAGCCCAACAAATATCATATTGTGGCAGTTTTGCCAGTTCATTCCGAATCCAGCGATACTTGGTTTTGTCACCAAGCATTTTAGAAAGCCAGAACCAAAACCTAACATCATGCCTTGCTTTCGAGTTGCCTTATCACTACCTTTAACATCCTCTGCTAGATCAATCATTTCTTTCAAAGTAGTCGATTCATCGTTAAGGTCACACCACACTAGCCATTGCTCATTAGATGCATTAACTAAATCAGCTGCTGCTCTACATCTTGATTCAAGAGATGCTTTGCGAGCTCTGCGGCGTTCCAGTAGCGATAAAGTAGGGACATCCTCACCTGTTTTATCAACGACAATTTCATGCACATGTAACTCAGGTAACTCATATCCGTCATCTTCGTATCCCAAAGATGCTGGGTTATCTAGCACAACTGCCCATGATGCCATCCACTCCCAAAAGGTATTTTCTGCATGACCTTTCAATCGCCATTTAGCGGTATCACTACCATCATGCGTGAAATACATGGATAACATCTCATTACGGCTCATGATGCCGAGAAACTCCGCATGATTGCCAAGTTCCATATAGTCATTCGGTGCAGGTGTTGCCGTACACGCTAGCCGATATGGCGTATTACTGAATCGATTAATCAAATCCGTACGTACTTTACCAGTGAATGATTTTAGGATACTTGATTCATCCAACACGACACCTATTAGATTGTCGGTGTTGAATCGTCCCAATTTCTCATAATTCGTAATATTAACGCCTGGCACAATATCATCATCAGATTCGCATATAGTCACAGGAATATCGAAACGTTCACCCTCGGACTGTGTTTGAGCGGCCACCGCTAATGGTGCTAATATGAGTACGGATCCACCTGTATGTAGATAAATCTCATACGCCCAGGACAGCTGCATTAAAGTTTTACCTAATCCACAATCGGCGAATATGGCAGCTTTACCTTTTGCCAAAGCCCACTTAACGATATCTCGTTGAAAGTCAAATAGGTGTTTGTTTAGCATACCTGTAGCAATATCAAATCCGTGAGATTCCGACATTTTAGACTTGGAGTTGATGAAAGCGTTATAATTCATCGACAGACGCCTTTACAGATTCATACTCAGTAAGTAACGCTGAGAATTCCGGATTATCTTTTGCAAGTAACCGATACATGGTCAAGCGCTCAGCGTTCTTAGCTTTTTGTTCGAGTTTCTTTTCTATGTCCTCCAACTTAGCTCGATCACTTTCGCGTTTATCACATTTAGAAATATCGATAACTGCAATGACCTGTTTGACTACATTTCCTTTGAAACCTTGCATCCGAACAGTATCAAGGTCTTTTGCTTTTTTCAAAACACGAGCAACACCTAATCCATTTCTTGATTTAACAACAACCCAATCGCCAACACCGATGTTATCGATTGGAACATTTGTATCGGATTCGTAATATCTAAACCAAAATTCATCTGGATTATGCATCGGTGTATTATTTTGCCAGTAATAATCACTGGTATCGTAAGTAACTAATAGGAATTCCATAATATGTCCTTTCTGTGGTATACTTTAATTGGATATTTTTCTAATTTGAGCTTGTTGATGTTACCGCATCATCAGGCTCATTTTTCATGCCCAAATCCTCACATTCATCAGGAATGCAATAATCTTTATTTGGACATTTGTTACAGTCTCGCAAGTTAATCACCTCCTTATATGCATTTAGTTGTAATACGGGTTCTTGCAATACGCCCCGTGAGTTCTTACTTTAGTGGTATACACAACGTCTTCACTTTCCTCGGCATCCATTTCAGCCTTATCTTTATAAAAGCCATAAACGGATATGGCCAAGCCTATGAGTGCCTGTACTCCAAACTGTATATATCCTATCTGGTCGAGTTCCAGGGAACCCATAGATCCGGCAATAAGGAACGTACCAATTAACATGTAGCCCATTATTCATCGTCCTCCTATAACACCATCATTGATAAAATAGATGCTACTGCTGCCGCAGCTAAGCTTATATGCATACCTGCATCAATCCATGTCATGATTAATTCCTCCTAATGAATTCCAGCGGATTTAAATTCCGCATCAACTACTTTCACATCCCATCCAAGCGAATGGACAAGGAATGTTCTAAACCCCTCTTTGTCAATAACAAAGCTACGGGATTTCTTACCCGGCGACTGCCAGGCGTATGCGAACGGGAATCGGTCTCTTGCGATTCCCTCCCGGATAGCTGTTAGGCTAACACCGAGCACGGTCGACATTTGAGCGACCGAAATCACTTTTCTAATCATGTGCACTGCCCCTCCTCTCAACTTGATTTTAATTCAAGTTTCTGGTCAAAAAAATTTGGTCAACCGTACAGCCGAAGTACTCCGCCAGTGCCACTACTTTACTAATGGCCACATTGGATATATCCTTTTCCCACGCATTGTACGTGGCAACAGATATGCCAAGATCGGCGGCAACTTGCGCCTGTGTTGCCCCTTTCCGAGCTCTCAACTCGGAAATATAAAATTTGTTTGGCATTACTACCACCTCCTTATCGTGACCTCATAATAACATGAATTAAATTCAAGTGTCAATAACGAATTTGATTTTTTTTCAAGTTTACGATAAAAAATATAAAATCTAATTGAATATAATTCAAATGCATTATATAATTAGTATATAAGTTTGGGAGATCGAGAGGAGGATATTATGAAACTTTCAGATAATATTAGGTACTTTAGGAAATTAAGAAACTTATCACAGGATGAGATTGCTAAACGGCTCGGGTATAAGTCATTTACTACTATTCAGAAATGGGAAACAGGAATGGCCGAGCCACCAGTAGGCAAATTATATGAACTGGCAGATATACTACATGTCAGTATCATGGACCTGCTAAATGACAATTTAGATGCTGAAGAAGCGTTAACAGTGAGCACGAATTCCTATCACTACGTACCTGCATCTGTATCAGCGGGCGCGTTAACCACGATAGACGCCATTAACTTCATGCCTACTATATCTATCCCTGATTTCATGATGGGGCGCTATGCGGGCAATAAGAACATATTACTTATGGCTGTCAACGGCGAAAGCATGAATAATGTTATCCAAAATGGATCTGTTATTGCTATCTTAACAAATATAGAACTACTAGATATCCATGACGGAGATATTGTAGTTATTAAGAATGGAGGGGATTATACAGTTAAAAGATTCTACAATGATAAACAACATCAAGAATTTGTATTTAAACCTGATAGCTCGGATATGGCATTTCGGGACATCATATTTAGTTACGAGAATACAGATGACTTATACCTGATCGGTAAGGTTGTTATGTACAATGTGACTTTGTAAAAAAAAATAATAAGGGAGATGTTAGTATGATTAAGGGATTCACTAAATGTTTAATAGCAGTATCAATTATTGGGGCACCCATATATGCATCTGCAATGTCATCAGTATTAATAAAAAATGCTACGCCGCTTCAAGTTAGGAATTTTATTATCTCGGGTATTTCAAAGACTCATACCAATGCTACGGTTGAGAATGTATCAGACAACAGTCTAACGATATTATTAACTCGGATGCATCAAGTAGGGTTATTCGGCCAAATGCTAGCGTCTACTGAGAATAGAGCAACGTTTACGTTCCTGCCACAGGACGACGGATCCACTCAAGTAACATTTAATGAGGTCGCAACCGCATACAACCCCATGACAGGCGGGCAATTATCACGTCCTGTAGGTACGGCTCAATCCGAAATGGCTACACTAAATAATATAAAGATAGAGTTTGACGGTGGATACCGATTTGGGTATGATGTTGATAGCAAAAAGTATAAAGGCGGATATCCAATATCTGCGGTAATTCCAGGCAGCCCTGCGGATGCTGCAGGACTAAAAGTAGGCCAAATACTACTTAAAGTAAACGGGGAAAAGATAAAATATGATAAAGTCAATAATATGTTTAATTTCGTATCAGGTATTGACTATCCGAAAACTGATGTATTAACCGTATTGGATTCATCCGGGGTGCAACGAGAGATATCAATCACGTCCTGGTTTATAGATCCTAAAAAGCATATGTTTGTTAAGCCTGAATAAATTTAGAAATACCCCTATCACACGATAGGGGTATTTTAGGAGGTATATAATTATGGCTATGAAACGTGCTAACGGAACTGGATCCGTTTATAAAATGAAACATAAGCCCTTACGCAAACCTTACCGTGCAGTCGTAACGACTGGCTACGATGAGAACGGCAAGTGTAAGCGTAAGACAATTGGCTATTACGCTAAATCAAAAGAAGCATGGGACGCCTTATCAGAATATGGCATCTACCCAGAGAAATTTGAAACGAAAAAGGTCTTATTTAGTGAATGTTGGCGTTGGATGATAGCTGACAAAGAACGAAAAGGGATAGATGTCAAAAAAGGTGGATATTCGACTGCACAAGCGAAGCTAACCTCTATTTGGAATAAACCTATACAAGAAATCAAACTCGTTCATCTACAGGCTATAATCGATGAAAATAGCCACTTAAGTCGGTCGTCCATCGGTCTTATTGTAAAAGGATTGAATGGCGCCTTTGATGCAGCTATCAAGAATGATGTTATTATAAAGAACTATGCTGCGCTATTAGAATTAAAGCCAGCTGAAAAGTCAGATATACATAAGCCTTTTACAGAGGCGGAAATTCAAACGATATGGGAACATGCTCACATGGATATAGCCAAATTACTTTTAATGTACATATACTCAGGCATGCGCCCCGTTGAGTTGTTATCCATAAAACTTGAAAACGTTCATTTGGATGAGAGGTATGTTATTGGAGGAGTAAAAACAAAAGTAGGTAAGGATAGAATAATACCTATCGCAGATTGCGTTATGCCTTTTTATCGTGAAATTTACGCCCAGGCGCTCGTTTCTAACTCTGATACACTTATTCCTCATGGGTACACTTCAAAGTACCTAGGAAAGCCAGTAAAGCGATTTTGTAAGGAGTTAGGAATATCTGACCACTTACCACATGATACTCGGCATACGTTCATCACATTGGCTAGTAACTACGGAGTGGATCGATATATTCTAAAATCAATAGTCGGCCACACGCAAAGTAAAGACATTACCGCAGATGTGTACACGCATAAAACGATTGAGCAGTATATCGAAGAAGTAAATAAGATACCCGCATCATTTAGTTAAAAGTTGTGCAATGGTTGAGCAACGCACACAAATTTTAGCTAATTTTAAAAGAAAAAGCACAGTACCTATTCCCATAAGTACTGTGCTTTCTGCATTTGTAGAACTGTATGTATTATTTGGAGTACAATTCTACTGTTACACTAAACCATCATAACCATTGATTGTACAGCACTAAATGCCTTAAAAAGTTGAGTAACAGTTGAGCAACGTTACGAGTTTAATACAAGTTTTAACGATTTATATAATATATACTATTATAAAAATCTAGTCGATTTCTTCAATTTTATAAGATAACATCAAATCGTCAATAAGACCCCTTACACCTTCTTCGTTGTATTCTTTCGGATCAAGAATGACTTCAGCTATCCAGTCAGCCGTCCAAACGTAGTCAACACCTTCAGGCCATTTGAAATCAGGAAATTCTTCTTCCATATCGCCTTCATTCCATGCTTCCTTATCCCACTTGCCAATGCAAGGGGATTGCTGCATTTCTCTTTCTAAAATAAGCTCCCATGCTTCTTTATAAGATTCTACTGTTCCCATTTCTCGATGTTGATTAGATGTGCAATTAATCACTTTTATCATTTTTATTTCCTCCCCGTATAACCGTTCCATAGCTTGTCTAGTTACTAACCAATTCTTGCCAGACTTTCTATATTCTCCTGGTTTGAATCCATTTTTAACACGGCCCCTACAATTCTGTTTTAAAGCGTCGGCTGTAATATTCCAGCGTTTTGAAGCTTCCTGAAGAGTCATAACATCGTTCAATTCCACTTAAATCACCTTCAAAGACATTAATAAATTATAAATAGATAATACTAAGGCAATAATCCCTATTAATAAAGATATTCTTGTAATCATATTTATCAGTTGATATAATTAAGGGGGAAGAGTGGAGCCCTTTCGGGCTCCTGTGATTACTCTTTTGTAATTGCTGTAATCACCGCAGTCGCTAGTTGGATGATTGCAATTATCAAGGGTAACCACTTTTTTAACTTCTTTAACCTTTTCTTACTCAACTTTTCACCTCCTTTCTACGTCTTTATTATACCCTATAACGGGTATAATGTCAACAAAATAAATGCAATTTTCTACAAAAAAAAGACCTTACCGGGGCATATTCCCAGTAAGGTCTTTTGCATTATTACAGACAATCCATGAGTCCACCTGCTCATGCTCAGGAGATATATGGATCACCTCTCAGTCATCGATGAATTACTACTCCGATTGTCGCACCCGCTCCCAGTATTTGGGATAGGTTGCGTTGCATTCGTAGTCGCTTGATTGTTTTCTTGTCGTTCTCTATTTTGTTCTTCAATTCGTCTATAGAGCTCGACATTTCTGATAAGGTAACTTCTTGCTTCATTGATAGCATTTTGGCTTTCATTAATTCGGTTTCCAATGTCGAGATTGTATCGTGTGCTTTGCTCAACTCTTCCTTTTGCTTCATGACTAAGCTCTGTGCTTCTGTCAATGGAAGATTGGATGTCTCGATTAAGCTTAATGCTTTCTCGTTGTTGCTTTTCAATTCGTTCCACTGTATTAAGGGTATTGTTATCGTTGTTTCCGCTTGGTTCGTGGAATATGTAAAATCCGAGGCAAAGGATGAGGATGAACCCAACACCACCGATAATAATATAGCGGTAAGTAGGGTGATTAAGTAATACTTTGATTTTGGCATACATTATTCCCCTCCTGTTGCGTAATCAGTAATGCCCCTTGCGATAGCACGCACTATAGTATCAAGGTCATTGTTAAGTAGTGCTAGGTCTTCATCATTATCGATGAAGGCCATTTCCACTAATACGGCTGTTGCATCCGTGCCATTTAGCACCCATAAATCTTGCCGTTCTTTTACGCCCCGATCAACCGTATTAATGCTACGGATAATTTGACTTTGAATGTCGTTTGCTAACCGTTGCCCATTAAATGACTTATACAAAGTTTCTGTGCCACGAGCTTGCGTATTAAAAGCGTTACAATGGAGCGATACGAATATATCTGCGCCCCATTCATTAGAAGTTTCACATACAAGACCTAAGTCATCATTCTGTAAAGTTCTAACTTCACATCCTGCCGTTTGTAAATAACAAGCCAATAACTTACCCGCATCACGAGCAACGTCGCATTCACGACGTCCTGTGTTAGGATTTACTGCTCCGCTATCCAGGTCAATATCATGACCTGGATTTATAAATATTTTCGTCATTACTACTACCTCCTTCTAATTTATCAGGAACACCATTATTGTTCCTATCCAACCAAAGTCCTAGGAAGCCTACTACGGCTGTCAATACACTAGGAATAAATATGTGGTCAATAATATTGAGCCCAACATCAATCAGCTTATTAGTTTCACTTGATACATAGCCCCTAGCAAATGCCATAACATACTCTGTTATGACTAGCCAAATAGGAATTAGCATAACAAGTACTAGAATCCGTGTCGCTAGTACTCCAGTAGGTCTAATATTAGCAACACGAACAGCACCATATGCTGATTTCAGTCGGTTCATGATTTGATATTTCATTATCAGTCACCTCCTATATCATCGGTATTAAGCGTGATACTTCTTCCTATTGGCATATTGTTTAGAACTTGGATATGCATCAATTCAGTACTCAGACTCTGAACTGTGGTTTCTAGGTTATTAAGCCTGTGAAACTTCGCTGCATCTCGTTCTTCCAGCTTGACCAACTGCTTTAATATTTCCTGATTACTTTTTGTTAAATCAGCGATACTATTGATAGCATCGGATAACTTATCGTCATAATCTTTACGTTGCTTATCCATACGCCGAGCCAAATGGTCATCTAATTCTTGCTTAACCGCAACTAGCGAGGTGTGTTCTAAAAACCACACCATTGCACGAAACGAACCCCTAAGGGCGGCCCAGATAACCCCTAACAGGGTTACCCAGAATCCAATGTCCGCGAAATATGGCGGAATTCCGAAGTCCATTAGCAATAATCTAATTTCGTCCATTTATGAACTCCTTATGCTTCTTTCCATTTATTACGGTATACGTCCCATTTTTTACTAGAGTCATGATTATAAATTTCTAAATCTACCTTAGCAATGCTAATATTGCTAGGAGGAATAGACTCATCAGCTACAATAATTTTATTCGGACCATATTCATTACCAAACTTATCATGTAGATTTAAGTTTTCATCCTTCCATATAAAAGAAGGAATTTCTAAAACTTTAATCTCAGAAATTTTAAATGCGTCCGGGTGAATATCAGTAGCCTTTAGCAACTTCACTACGGAATACTCACAACCTACAAATGCTTCAGCACCTACTTTAACTACGTTAGGACATTCTAATAATCCTTCTAAATCGCTGCGGCCATAAAACTGCTTAGGTAAAATTTCTGTAGCCGTTTCCGGATTGAATTCAACAAGACCTTTGATTTTAATCGTATCAACAACGTGCTTAATCAAGTTAATATATTCAAGATAAATATCATCTGCACCGTAAGGATGAATTCTAATAGTTGCACTTCCGGATTGAATTTCAACAGCTTCTGTTTCACCACTCACTCGAACTTTAAAGCCATCTTGCCCGGATACTCGAATTTCAGTATCCCCTTTTCTTGGTTCGTTAAAGGTAAGTGGTGCATAAGGCTGTTCATCCAGCGCATGGACAATAGCAGTTAATATCGATTCAAGGGTACCGCTATTAATAAGAATGTTCTTACCTTGAAGTGCTGACATAACTCCTGATAAGTTAGGCATCTTTGCTTTTAAGGATTCCAACCACTCCTCCTCGGTTCCTACGAATCCATGTGCTAAAGCAATTTCATAAGCACTTTTTCCGTTATCGCCTACCATGGTTGCTTTTACTTCCGCCTCTACTTTAATCGGACCTTCAAGTCTTACTGGTAACGCTTTGTTTTGCATAATACATTCCTCCTCTAATCATGCATGGCCACATCCTGAATTATGTTGACTGCCCCCATACCCAGTTTGTAATATCGGCTAGGCTCCGATTCCTTATATGCAAAAGCATCATACACATGCTCACCAAAGGACTTAATTTCTAGGGTATCCTTTCCGGGAATATTGAATGTCGCAATCCTCCCAGATGCTACCCCTTGCACTTTAATAACAAGCGGACCACTTGCTCGCTTTCGTATGGCGAATACTGACTTAAACCCGGTCAAATCCACATTGTCATCTTGAACCGCGTAAACTATCCCGAAATCCTCGCCAATATTGAGGTCTATATCTTTTACATTCATTACTTATCATCTCCCTTAATTGAATGGAATCGTACCTTGTTTATCGTACCCGGTCACATCGACCACCAAATACTGAGATGTGGTTTTACCCGAGCAACCTACAGGATACGTGGTGACTGTATTCCAATCAATGAACTGATACGATTTCAGCGATACAGTACTCTCATCGTGAAATCTGAACGTTTGCCACACTCGCCCCGTGTGTGACTTTTTATCTCCATTATTGATATTTGGCCCCCAAACGGATACATCGATTACGGACATGGGTATGATTGCAACCTTGACGCCATATGACTTTGGGTCACGGGCCATGTTTGTAAAAGTATCCGGAACGTAGTTTGATAACTGGTTATACCAATCGTGTGCATAGTGATCAATTACACGTAGGTACCTGATGCGGCTATCATATATCACATCGTTCTGCAGATTGTAATCTGTTGCCCAAGACGTTTTATAATATTTATGACGACCAAGAACTTGCAATGCTGTATTAGGCTTACTACGTCCTACCTTATCAACAAATCGAATACGAGGCGTGTCTGCATTAGCCGTAACATCCTCGAAATAACCGAAGCAGTAGAACTTGATGCCAGCTTTTACTTCATCAACCATTTCTTGCGTTACCTTTTCGCCTGGCTTAATTACATCCACTACCAGCACCATTAATCGCTCACGACGTTTATGGACCCACTGAGCTGCGAATTCATATCCTTGTGGAACTGATACTGCTATAAGAGGTGCGTCACCATGATATGCGTAATTAGTGACATAAAAGACCTGGATTACATTAGCTTCCCCCGCAATATATCCGTATTGGTATTTACTTGTAGGCACCAGCATAGGGGCGTAAGCTACAGGTTTGAGCGGGATTTGAACCGTTGGCGTTATCCCCCTCATCGCCCCGGTGTAGAGAACTGCATCTTTTTGTTTAGGGAAACTAAGATATACTAGATTGTCATAGGTATCGTTTATAATCGTGACACCTTCTTTATTCTGGATGTTAATAAATTCCATACACCAGCCACCCTTCATACGTAAGATCCTTAAATTGACGATTGATATTATATTCATCCTGGGACACTGCAAAATAATATGTTATGATATTGCCCCTAACCTCTGCCACTAAGTACTGTCCCATGGCTGCAGCCCAGACATGTTGACCAGGCTGCAATCCATTCACAGTAATTTGTTGACGTCGATTAGGAATGTCAGATACATACATCCGCCCCTCGATACGTGTAAGCCTTTCCTTCAGATTTAGTATGATATTGCCGTTAGCATCATAAGCTAATACATGCGGTTCCATAATACCTCCTACCAGCATCCAAGTTTAATCCGAGGGTTGTTATCATCATCAAAACCTGTAATTAGGTTATCTTGAATCTCAACACGAGCACCGGTTTCTCTCGAACGAAGTAACCCGATTGTACTGGACACCGCCGCTAAATTTTCAACATGTAATTTGTCGGCAGTAACCGCGTTGGCCTGAATCATCTTATTAACAATGACGTTATCATCGAACTTAGTCGCTCCAGTGATGTGAATCAATTTCCCCGCAATGTATACACCGGACTGACTGAGGTTAATGCGAGACACCAACTCACCACCATCAATCTCACCAATACTTTTTTTAACTTGCAAATCGATGCTACCAGCTAACTCAGTAATGCGAGATTCCGTATGTGACGCCAAATTCGTAATTCTTCTAGTGGTCTCTTCAGAATTCGTATTGAATTTCTTATCAAGCTCCTTAATTCGCTCATCAACTTTATTCAGCCCGAGAGACTCGAGGTCTAGCAAGCTCGCATCAATTTGTGTCTTAATCACGACTTGCTTCTCGTTAACGAGTCCATCTCCGAACACATCAACAAACGAGCAACGTATCCGGTATATTCCGGCCGAATTCGAATACGTCAGCATGGTGCTGGTAGTTTCAAAATCATCAGTACGTTCATCTCCGATCACATGGCATCTGATTGCATATGCTTGTGCGGGCTTAGTTGAGAAATAAAGATTAAATCCCCCTAACTGGCTTTTTACTACAAGCTCAGGCGCGGCCAACTGCGGAACGTTATACTCATATGTTGCTGCAGTCGAGTATTTGCCCAAGGTGCTACGAGCATATAAATAAACAGTATCCGCTCGTTTAGATAGTGTAAGTACAGCAGAGGTACCTTTAACTCTTGCCAATAAAGCATTCGTATCTTTACCAGGATTATTATCAGTACGTAGCTCGTAATAATCGACGTCAGCATTCAACACCTCATTCCATGATGCGGTTGCATTTCTACTGAACGCGATGCCGAAATTACTAGGCATATCAGGTATCGCATCCATTGGTTTGACTATCACATCAACCATTTGGGCTGTTTCTGCCCTGTTGCCAAATCGGTCAACCGAGATTGCTTTGATTCGATACTCCTCACCAGGACCTAGCGATTTGATAATAACCTGACTATTACTACTGCCAGCGTACTGCCATTCTTGCCCCGTTACAGGCTTTCCACTCTTCGACTTTAAGAGATACCAAACCTCCGCCACATCGAAGTTAGCAGGATTACTAGGCGGGTCAAATAGTACTTGTAAATCGTAGTAAACGCTTTTATCAGCTGTTTGATTGTACCGACTTAGAACACGTAAATTCTGAACATCCTCTGGCGTTTGCATCTTAGGTATGGCTATAGATTTTGTTATGCCAGTAGTTAACTGTCCTAACTCATTAATAGCCTGCACCCGCACCTCATAGGTCGCACCCAGCAGCACATCAGATATCGTGGTAGTATTTGTGGATGCCGGGTAGTTTCCGATATATGTCCACGTATCGCTTTTTACGTTTCGGTAATTCACGACTACGTTTGAGACTTTTCCATCGCGAGGTAACTGCCACGTTACACCTATACGTGAATACATGATGCCATTAGCACCATAGACATCGCTCACTAACCCTACTGATTGAATATCAGATGCACCATGATTCGTATAATCAATACTTGGCACCGTGCCATCATCTGATACATAGAGTTCTGGATAATATTCCATGCATTGGATCTTACGAGTCATTTCTGATAGTGTCTTTGTAATAGCCAATACACGAAATGGCTTAGCCGATTTGGAGACCTCTCCGAATGCATATACCGCATCAGGCTGCACCGGTATAGCCTCTTTAACAATCACATTGAGACCTGATACATTTACTACGTTAAACGTAGAGACGATATCCGTAGAGTTGCTACGAATTAGCAACTGATAATTCTTCCCTGGTTGTACCGACACTTCCGTGTCAAGTGTAATCGTCTGGCCACTTACCGCAACCACACGACCGCCCTCGCCCCATTCAGGTATGTCATGCTGAATTAGAATGATGTCTCCTACCGTACATGCTATAGCGTCCGTAAACGCCTCTATTGTAACAGTACGTATTTCATATTTATTGCATCGTAAGAAATGCTTACCGTGTTTATAGGCCTGCTCAAGACTAGTACACCCCATGAGTTCAACTTGTGCCGGATTTGTTAGTGTATCCGACTCGTCGTAAGTATCCCCATATACTGGAATGACGTCTCGCTCATAATCCTTATCCTTGTTAAGGAACGATATTTCAACAGAGTTAGCCCTAGCCTCCACACCTTGAAACTCTTCAGTAAAGCTGCCGTGTTTGATATTTGCTACAGTAAACAACTGTACTGGTGTAGATTGATAATCACTAACACATGTGAACCTGGTTCCTACAGGAATTACTTTCCCTCGACCTACTGCTTCTGGATACTTTAACGCATCCCATAATCGCATAGCGGTGTCGTATATATAGTTGAATGTAAACCCATTTGTTTTGCACTTATCTGCCCATGCCTTAAATGCGTTATAATCAAGGCGCATATGAGGCTGTCCGAATACAATATATTCACCACCAATCTTACGGCAGATGTGAATTAAATCATAAGCAGCCCAAGCCGGGTTATCAGCTGGTTGTGCTTCATACTTATTGATATACGGATTAAATACATACACCTCTGAACGTTCTTGAATCCACGTTACTTTTGGATCAGTACCGCTTAGCTGAGATGTAGCCAATGCCTTAATTCCAATGAGGGCTTTTCCCGGATGCACAAAATCATCATAAATAATTTGGGTTAGCTGCACCCAGTAGACCTTATTGACATGGCGCAAGCTTTTCCCATCTTTCGCACTGCATCGCATACGGATTTCATAGCGAGCCTTTTCGAGATTATCAAATCGAAACACACGATAAAACGCATTATTTGTCGCCTCTTCAATTCGCCCTGCATAATCGGATGTATTCGTCACGCTATTATCCGACTTGATAAAGTTCCACGCATCGCGGCGCTTAATATGACCGGCCATGCCCTTTTGATTTGCTAAAGGTAATGCCTGCCAGGACTCATCGCCTACCTTACGAATTTCTGCTTTCAAAGTGACAGACGTACGGTCAGCGCCGCCACTATCATTTGAATAATATAATCCGTTTGGAAATCCAACAGTTAACTCTATCGCGTCACACGCATCACCTT